TGATAGTCAAAGTCTTGGTGATGCCTTTAAAGGCGTTATGCAAGGAATGGCTAGAGGGGTTGTGAACGCATTAGGGCAAATGGCAGCGCAGTGGCTGGCCTACAAGATTGTTCAAATGACCGTGGGTAAAAGTACAGCCGTGGCCGGTTCCGCAGGGATAGCTGCTAACGCGCAGGCTGCATCGTTAATGGCAGGTTTAAATGCTTTCCAAAGCACGGCAGCAATTCCAATAGTTGGACCCGGTATGGCTCCCGGTGCAATGAGCGCAGCTCTATCGGTAACACAACCTATGGCATACGCGATACAAGGGCTTGCCGCTGCCTCAGCAGTAGCTTCGTATGACGGTGGTGGTTACACGGGCTCGGGGGCGCGTATAGGCGGTATGGACGGTAAGGGCGGTAAATTGGCTATGCTTCATCCCCGCGAAAAGGTTATCGATTTAACAAGAGACCAGGGCGCTTCAGCTGCTCCACAAATTTCTTATGTAGTTAATGGCGCTAACCTATCAGATGATCAGATAGTCAAAGCGATAGAGCGCAGTCCGAAAAAGATAGTAAGAGCATTAAGGCGGCATCAAAGCAGGCCAGCCTAACGCGTTAAGGACCCAGAAAAATTGGGTCCTTTTGAGTTTATAGCATACGGGTTCGTAGCAGCGCAGAATTTGCCTTGTGCGAGCATTTCGAAATTTGATTTTTTGTTTTCTTTTAAATTATGGCACAAGTAAATAGAGCAGAACTGGCGGAGATCTTAGGGGTTTCACTACCTACGATCACAAGTAAAGTGAGTAAAGGAATGCCTTTTG